TCATTTAAAAACACTTAGTATTACAGGTGGAGAACCTCCTGTTGTAAAGAACATAACTTCGTCAGATTTTCCATTATCAGCATCAACAGTTGTTGGAGTTAATAACTCTACCAATCCTATATTCCACTGCATTGAAACTTCTCCGTTCTTGTCTATTCTTATATCTGCAAATAAATTTTCAATCAATTGTTTTTGAATTCCAATTGGAGCAACCCCAATCATATTTGAGTATTCTTTTGTTAAGCCTTTGAATGAATCAAAGTCAAAATCATCATTTGTTTCTCCATTAGCTTTTTCTTCTACAAGAGTTAAACTTTCTTTCATTTCATTGATCTTTGTAATAAGTTGTGATTGTTCAGCAATGTACACTTTCTGTAATTCAATGTCTTCTATTTGAGTTGTTGTTTTGATTAAACTAGATAATTCTTTTTCTTTATTTGAAATCTCTTCAGATATCAACTCAAACTGACTTGCATAAGCCTTCTTATCTTCTTTGATCTTTTTATTAACTCTTTCATAGAAGTCATCAGTCATAATAAACTTTGTTTTTTCCTTTGTCGCTTTAATAACTGTTGCTTCAAGCGCCTCTTTGTTGTAATGTACATTGTCACATTTTTTGACTCCACTATAATAACTCTTCTTAGTAGGACAACTGTAATAACTAAATTTCTTTCCACTATCTTTCTTTTGCGTAGTTGTTCCTAACATTTTTGAACCACATTCACCACAATAGAGTATTCCAGTTAATAAAAAGGATGTATTATATGCTCTAGGTGGTTTCTTACCTTCTTCTTTTTTCTTCTTAAAAGCATTTATTTGTTTTTGTCTTTCCAGTGTTCGTATAGGTTCTATATAGTCTACTTCCTTAATAATCCGATTCATTTCAATATTTTTCTTACTTTGATATGAAACATGTCCTGTATAAAATGGATTGAATAATATAGTACTTATATTCCGATGATTCCATAGCGTTTCTTTTTTACCGTCTATAGGTTTTTTTATACTCGATTCTAATTGAGGTAAATCAGCAATTTTCTCCCCGTTTAGCCAACGGGCTATGGACAGTAATCCTATCCCTTGTAAATATAATTCCTCAATCATGTGGAAAAGGTCTCTTACTCCATTTTTAGGCAAAAATCTTCCTTCAATACGTTCATATCCAATTGGAGTAGAACCACCAGTGTATTCACCTTTTTTAGCTTTAGAAATCATAGTATCTGATACACGAGTAGATGTAATTTCAGATTCCATTTCAGCAAGCATAGCAAGAATAGATTCCATCATTTTAGTTGTTCCTGCTTTTTTAATTTCCTCAATATTAACTTGAGTTTCTCCACTAGCAGTTAAGAAAATTTTACAATCGTGTTCGGCTAATAAAGACCAAAACCACATATTCTCAGCTTGATTGCGAAACAATCTATCTCGTCTATAAGCTATAAGGTAGTTGATCTTTCCATCTTGTATATCTTGTATAATCTCTTGCATGACTGGACGTTTATTTAATGGATTCTTTCTAGCTGATAATCCATTTTCTTCATAGTATTTAAACACCACTCCCCCTATTTCTTTTGCATGATTATTTGCTAATTCTTGTTGCATTTCTAACGAGTCTCCATCTTGAAACTGTTTATCTGTAGACACTCGTTTGTGTACTCCAATAACAATCTTTTCCTTTTCAAAACCGTTATTACTATTTTTCTCTATTGATTTTCTATATTTATTTTCTGTAGAAAAAATATCATCGATTTCTAATGTCATTTTAGCTCAATCCTTTATTATGTTTTTTATAACATTTTATTTATGTTCAATATAACATTCAATAGAAATAAGTACAAGAATATATAATTAACTTGTACTTATTTTATGTATTTATTATTTTTTCTTGGTTTTATAATAGTACAGGAACATGTTCAATAACACTTCCTCTAAACTATTTATTGCTTTCCTTTTCTCTTCATTGGTAGGCACTCTATTTTCAAAGGTAATTTCTTTTATTTTTGGGACATTTTTAATTCTCCCCATCCACTTCATCCTTTCTCTCATAATTAATAAATTCAAATTTTAATCCATTTTCTTCATGTTCTTCCCTATGTACTTCTTTAAATTGTTGTTTTAATTGTTCGTAAGGAAAGAATGTATCTCCCTTTTCATTATCATGTATATATGTAATATAAACTTTATCAGCATATGGTAACGCTTGTTCATATAATGAATTTCCACCACAAATCCATAGATCTTTGTCTTGGCTACCAGACCCCAGATAATGATTTAACACTTTGTCGAATGAATTTTCAACAATTACTTCTTTAGGAGCTTTATAGTTCTTATTAGAAGTCAAAACTACATTTAAACGCTTATCAAGTGGTTTTGATAATTCTTCGAATGTACGCTTACCCATTAAACATATATTAGGATGACCATTGTTATTTTGAGTAAGTTGCTTAAAACGTTGAAGATCCTTCTTAATTCTATACAGTAAATGCCCATTCTTGCCTATAGAATGCGTTTCATTAATAGCAACTATCATGTTGATACTCATAAACTCCTCCTACTCATAATTGACTCATACGTGACTTGATAGTAAAATCAAGATGTGACTAAACCGAATTTTCCTGATTCACTTCTAAGTCACGTATGAGCGTGTGACTTATTGACGTTCGCTCTTTTTTATCTCTCCCTCTTGGCATGAATGATTTTCTTGTTATCATATACTCTAACTATATCCCATCCATCAGATTCCAATTGTTCCACCTCACTGTAGGTTTTGTAATTGTAGTAGATATGTTTTTCTTTTGTTGACAATGAAGATACTAATACTGCAAAAACTAATAATCCTATACCTATATTTATTTTTGAAATTGAATGACCTTTAAAATAAATGCTAATTGGTATTATTATCATTAGTAATAAAACTGCCATTACAACCGTCCATAAGTAAGGATTAACTGTCCATTCATTAATTATCAATTAATAATACTTCCTTTTTTGTATGATCACACAGCTAAATCAAATTTAAGTTGTGGCAAGATTGGGTTATAATCAATCAACTCAAAATCCTTTTCTGAAATGTCATAAAAATTAGTGCCGTCTGGGACATTTAGAATTAACTTAGGTTGAGATTGAACTTTTCTAGATTTTAATTCTTCTACTCGCTTCAACATTTCTATAGCGTTATCAGAGTGCTTGTCGTAGATATGGAGGTTTTGAGTCAGCATATTAAACTTACCGACTTTCATTGAAGTGTGTTTAGCTATCATCATTTGAAACGCCAAATACTGCATCCTATTTATGTGTCCTGCCGTTAGGTAATCACTACTACGGGATGTTAATGTCATATCTAAGTAGAAATCCTCTTTTACTTTTCTTACTGTAAACATAGTTAAGTAACAACACGGGTTCAAGCCAACTGATTCCTTAAAATCTTCATTCTGCCACATGGATAAGATATGTCTACGACCAAACTTGTTATTCATTAAACCGTCTAATAAATTATTCATTAAGTCATATTTCTTTACAGTTGCACCATATCTAACACCTATTGAATCGTCTCCGATATCAAATTCATCCCACCAGTTAATATTGTAATTATCACGTAGTCGTTTCAAATCGTTACTTTGATCCTTATAAATCCATTCAATTTCTCTAATGGCACTTTTAATTGCAATTGGACGTAATTCTGTAATAGGAGTCTCACCTTTTGAAATATCATATGTTTCAAATACTGGACTGATAAATATGCTATACGCAGGAGTTCCGTCTTCCCATTTAGGTCTAGGATTATCGTCCATACAGCCTACATTAGCCAATCTAGTTAAGTTTTCAATCAAATACTTTTCTGCTTTATTTAATTCGGTCAAACTAAGCTCTCCTCTATGTATAAAAGTAATGAGAGTAGAAATTAATCCACTCTCATATAAAGTTATGTATTTTATTTATTAAAAAGTTTCTTAATTGCTTTTTTAAACTTACCTTTCTTTTTCTTCTTTTTAGAAGTGTCCACTGCTAACTCTGCTTCAATCATTTCATCATTAGTTCGTTCTTTTGCAATTAAAATGTCGTCTGATAAAGCTTCAACCTCATTATCGTCAATCAAAATTCCTTCTGATACCTCATTTGGTAGTTCCGAAGGCTTTAAAAATTGTACAAACTTATTATTAAATCGATCATTACCTTGTCCATAGTATTCTTCAAATGAAACTACTCCCTTACCATTATATTGTGGCTCAAAAGATACTCCATTTTGTTTTGCTTCCAACTTACGTTGTTTACGTGATTTTTTCATTAAATCATTCTCCTCTTAGTTATGTATTTTTAATAATATCCATGTTTTATAGAATTTTAGTAATACAATTATGATATTCATGCCACTAAATAGTTCAATGTATCATATATACGATACTGATATTACTTAGTTAAACTGTTGTTAATTTGACGTTGAATTTCTTCTTTAATTTTATCTTCAGGAGTCCAGAAATCAGGTGATTTAAGAATTTTTCCATCATCACGATATTTAGCAAATTTAGTACCATCTTCAGCAGTAAATAATTTACTCATATTAGCTGCTTGTACAATATTAAATACAGGTTCTTCATCTACTCCAATTTCAACAAATGTTCCCTTTACAAAATAATTTGTATCAGTTAATGCATCTGCTTGAGCAACTACTCGTTCAACATCAGTTTGAATGAAAGCTTCTTTTGTCGATTTATCAAAAGCATTACTTAAACCTTGCATAAAGTCGTTATAAGCCTGCTCAAATTCCTCCATGTTAGTACAAGAAGCATGAATAAATTCTACAATTTCTTCCCCTGTCCAAATCGAACGGTTAACTGCTCGTTCTAACGTCATTGGTTTTGGTACATCTGATATTGGATGATTGAATGATTCGTGGAAGACCTTAACTTGATTTTGTAATTTGTTTGTGAATGTAGTCATAATTTAAATTTCCCCTTATATATATTATCTTTATTTATATTAACGGTTTATATGATTATGCTTCACAAACAACGCAGAGTTTATCCTTACTAAATTGTTGAGATGCATTTGTACTATGTTGATAGTAAAGAGTTTTAATCTTGTTTTTCCAAGCAAAAATATGTAACTCATTAATTTCTTTTGCCGACATAGTAGGATTAACCATAATATTTAATGATTGACTTTGGTCAATAAATTGCTGACGCATTGACGCTTGTTCTAAAACTACATATTGGTCAATTTCTGCAAAAGTCTTAAATACATCTTTTTCATGGTCTGATAAGAAGTTCAAGTGTTGAACTGAACCATCATTACTTCTAATACTATTCCATGTTTCTCTATCATCCTTACCATAAGAATTTAATACTTCTTTAAGATATGGATTACGAATAGTTACTTTTGCTTTAGCAACATCTTTCACATAAATATTACTCCAAATAGGTTCTATACTTTGCGATACTTGACCTAGAATAAATGCAGAACTTGTCGTAGGAGCTATTGCTAGTAATGTACTATTACGTCTTCCATAACCTTTTAATAGTTCAGGTTCTCCAAATAAATTAGCTAATTCTTTAGATGCTTTCAATGCTTTCTTTTGGATAAATCTAGTAATACGAACATTCAATTTAGAAGCCTCTACACTTTCAAATGGAATCATTTTAGACTGTAAGTAAGAATGCCATCCTAAATCTCCTAATCCTAATGCTCGATGATCTTTAGCGAAGTTGTATGCTCTTTCCATATATAAGAATGCATTTCTTTTTTCAGCACTATCGGAATCTCGCATATTCTCTAAATCACTAAGGAATTCAGAAATCACAGCATCTAAGAAATAAACCATAGTTTCCACAGCATCAGTATCTTTCCACTCATCAAAATGTAAAAGATTCATAGAAGATAAGCAACATACAAATGACCAAATATCATTATTAGGTAAAGTAATTTCTGAACAAAGATTACTGTGATTGATTTTTAAATTTTTATCTTTATATACATCTACAGTATTATTATTTACTGTATCAGTGAAAAAGATATATGGATAACCAACTTCTACACGACTCTGGATCACTTTTGCCCAGACAGAACGTTTCTTGGTATCACCATCAATCATTTCTTTCATCCATTTATCAGTAACTGTTACTCCATGAGTCATCTTTTGAATAGCATTACCCTCTGTACCAATTTGCAAGAATTCCTCAATATCTGGATGATCTATAGGTAAATACGGAGAAAATGCTCCTCTACGCACATTTCCTTGACTAGCAACGTCGATTAAGGTTTCAAACATATTCATAAAATGAACTGCGCCAGAAGAGTTTCCATTGTTAGAAATTGGAGCACCTCGATGTCGTAAATTCCCAAAGTAACCAGAAGTACCTCCACCAAATTTACTCATCATCCCAACTTCGCCATGAGTATATAGAATATTAGCCATATTATCATCGATATTACTACCAAAACAACTAATACTTAATCCTTTATTAGTTCCAAAATTAGACCAAACTGGAGAGGATAGTGAATAATAACCTTTACTTAGATATGTATAGAATTTATTAGAATAACCATCAATCCCTAATATTTTCTCAGCATAATCTGAAATTTCCTTTAATCGTTGTTTGGGACTGACTCCTTCTTGTAAATATCCACCCTTTAAAAAATTAACACTATTTTCATTTAACCATTCAAATGCCATATATAATAGACTCCCTTAATTAAGTTTTTATGGTTGTTTTTATAACACACCAAGGTTAATACTCTTAGAATAAATCTTCAGCAGTATAGCTCTTAGTTCTCTTTGTATAATTTACTGAACGTTTAGCAAAGAAGTCTACATGTTTTGTAGTAATAATCTCATCATCAAACCAATCAGTTTGCTTTACTAAATTTTCATCTACCTCAAACAATGGTTCAAACCCTGTGCTTTTCAATGAGTTATTTAATCTATTTTTAATGAATTCTTTTACTACTTCTTTTGGTAGGAATTCTAAGTCTCCATTTTCAAAAATCCAATCAACTACTTCTGCTTCAGCATGGTACGTTTTAATACATGCTTCATGAACTTTTTTAGCCATATCTTGATCGAACCATTCTGGATTTTCATTGCGAACGATATCAACTAGTTCTATACCAAATAGTCCATGAATTTGTTCCTCTTTAGAAGTAGCTTCAATTGCATTAGACATTCCTTTGAATAAGTTCTTATACTTATTAAAGGACATAATGATTAAGAATTGAGAGAATAATGACACATGTTCAATGAATAATGAGAATAGTATTAGTGACATTGTAAAATCTCGATTACTTTCAGATTTCAAATATTTAACTGCACTAGTTAAACTATTTACACGATTAGCTAATGCAGGAATGTCTTGAATTTTATCAAATTCATTATTTAATCCTAAAATTTCTAATAAGTGAGAATAAGCATCGCTATGTCGTACTTCTGATTCCGAGAAAGTAGCTCCTACTGATCCTACTTCAGGTTTAGACATACGATTATGTAAATCTCCCCAAAAGTTTTTAACTGCAACTTCTACTTGTGAAATGGCTAACATTGCATTCTTAATCGCATTACGTTCTTTGTCGCTAATATTAACCTTATAATCATGAATATCCGATGTATAGTTGAATTCAGTATGTAACCAATATGAGTGTTGAATAGCTTCTTTATATTCAACCAAACTTGGATATTCATAGGGTTTTAAATTAATGCGAGATTTAAAAATATCAGGCTTTCGTTCTTGTGAACGCTTTTCTCGATAAAGAATATACGCCTTAGCAGTTACCTTGTACTTAGAGTTAAGGAGAACCATTTCTACAGTATCTTGTACTTTCTCAACTGACAAATCATCATCATTTGATCCATTTAATAAATATAATACTTCTTGAGCAAGAGTTGCCGATACTTCATCATTAAACTCTCCAGTCTCCCTTCCTGCTTTACTAATAGCACTAGTAACCTTTTCTAGTTTAAATTCTACGATTGAATTATCTCTCTTCCTAATTGTTTTAGATAATGACAAATTATTTCCTCCTTGTTATGCATTTTATTGAATCACTTTAAATGAATTTTTTATTCTTCAAGGAGTTCTTTGATAATTTCAATCGGCTGTATTCCATTTAGTTTTATTTGTCCTTCATCACTATCTATTAGGATTACTGGTACGCTTGATAAACCATACTTATCAATCGCTTCAATATCTTTAGCAATGTCTATTGTATCGAATGGAACTCCCTCTTCTTTTAAAATGAACTGCATTGTCTCACACGCAGGACATGTTGGCGTAGAACGCTTAATTAATGTTAACTTATTTTTCAAAATATCAACTTCTTTCCATTTTTATATATTTATTATGTATTAATTAATTTAATAATTAAGTAAAATCTGTTCTACAATTTCTTTTGTAGTCATTTTACCAGTATCGAATTTCACTACTTCAATATCCTTTACTTTACTTAACGATTCCTCATACTTGCCTTTAGCATATTTCAATTTCTCTAATGTTACATAATCATCGCCACGAATATTAAACCGTTGCTCCAAAACTGCATCATCTGCATACAGGTAAATGATTGTTGCTTTATCTTTAATTTCTTGTTCAATGAATCTGCGCTGCTCATCAGATAACATTGCAAAGTCATCATACATAGGAGCGTATACTTCATTACAATATGTGAATCTATCAAATATCACATCATCCAACTTAGTAAACTCTAAAAATTTATCAAACAATTCATCTTGAGTACACTTTGAGTGTTCAAAACTTGAACCTTTCACTACTTTAAACTCAGTGATATCAGAAAGCATATCTACTAAACTTGTCTTTCCACTACAATCTGTTCCTACTATAACGTAACTTATATTAATCACCACAATTCTTATGTATTTGTATATGTATTGTTATTTCCGTATGTTATCTCTGTTAGTTCTCTAGGTTTGTACTTCCTATTCTTCTGCTTATTAATAATTCCCCTTACCTCGCCTAGTGTATTATTAAAAATACTTATGTTTGGAAGTTTAGGTTTTAACTTGTCATTTGCACTTTTCATGACATCCAACATATCCTTAGCTTTCCTACGTTCATTTCTAACTATATGTAATTTACGATACGCTTCATAGCCTTTATTAGCAGGTAAAGTTTCGAACTCAATATGATGCAATAAGTCCTCTTGTTCACGTTGTTTCTGATCAACCAATTGTGATAAATATTCCACCTCTTTAGGAAGCTTATCTAAGAAATCCCTAACAAAAGCTAAATCCTTTTCAAACTGAATGACTTCTTTTAAAGTGTATTTGGTCAAATTAATCACCTAACTCTCGTTTGAGGTATTCCTCAAAAGTAGTTCCTTCATCTTCACGAATATTACCATTTACAAACTTATAACCAAAGTACTCTAACACTGAATCACTGATTTTCATTTTCTCATCTCCCTTGCATGTTGTATGATTTTATTATATCATCTCGCTCTAATATTTCAAGTATTATTATGTATTTATTTAATTAATTTTAATAATCATCAATGTAACTTACTTCAAAATACAGACCAAGTTCATCTTCTCCATAAATAAACTGTAAATCAGAGTATTTACTAATCTTTTCTGCAATGTAATCCTTTGTGAACATGAAAATCTGTTCCAAATACCTCAAATCAAACGAAGTATAATATGCTTTATGATACAGTTCAATTTCAAACTTAAATGACTCGTCACGTAAAGTATTAGCATTCAAATAATATCTAATTGCAGTTTTATTGTTATCAGTGAACTCATCTTTAATATGGTGATATAGATATTTATAAAATGGTTTCTTGAATAATAAATCTCTTAGTTTAACTTTTAGCTTCCTAAGTCTTTTAATCCACTTGATTCTTTTTCTAAACTTCAACAGTTATTCACCTTCCTTAGTATTGAGTAGAGGTAGAATAAATACTGCACTCAATATTTTATGTATTATTTAGATTTACTTATTTTATGTATTCTATGAGTTATTGCTTTTTCAAAAGGATAATTATATTTGTTAATTCTTTTAAATAATCTGTAATTTAGAATTACCATTTACGTACTCATTAGGGTTCAATACACTTAAATTGTAGCTTTTCAAATGACTCAGTACATCTTTAATATCGATTGCCTTTCTAGCCATGTATAATTTATCACAACCTGTTTCTTTTTTTATATTTAATTATTTAAAATAGTAACTAACAACTTCTGCCTTCCTAGTTTTCTTGCTTTAGTCAGTGAATCCACATAGATATCTAAATGTCCTTCTACAATAGCGCCGCCTCGATCTTCACATATTCTATATCCGAATCCCTCAATATGTATTTTCGTTCCAAAAGGAATAGACTTAGGACAAGCGACTGTGCGCCCTTCCGAAACAGTCGTTCCACTAGCAGTTACTCCATATCCTTTATCTCCAAGATTTTTACCTGTAGATTCTACTCCTGCTGTATAGAAAGTCACATTATAAAAAGACTTGTTGCCGTTAGATTTGTCGCCTCTACTTACTACTTCTTCTTGTTGTCGCTGCTTCTTTAACTCTTCAATTCGTTTTTGTTCAGCTATCTTTTTTGCTTCTTCAATTTTTGCTAATCTAATTTTCTCTAACCTTTCTAAGCGTTGTCGTTCCAATTCCTCTAATCTCTTTCGTTCTTCTTCTTTTAAACTCTCAAACTCTGTATAGAATGAGTCAACTTTACTTGTAATAGTATTTTCTTTGATCCTTTCTATAAGATTAGTAGCATTTATGGATTCATTGGTACCATCATTTTTACTTTCTACAGCGTGTGATATAAACCACACCCAAGCAAATGTACATGTAATAATTGTTGGTACAACTAAAGATTTAGTAGGTTTGTTCATTTATTCGCTTATTCTCTACAAGATTTATCTCATCTGAAGCTCTTATGACAACTTTGAATTGTGCGCTTCATTAATGCAGAAATAAACTTCCCTTCTTTCTTATATGTATTTTATTATATAAAATATGGTTTTTATTTAAGCTTTGCATCCTATGGGTCTAATAGGCTTGTATCCTTCTTTTATTTTCTGTAATAACCTAACATTAATTTCTAAGGCTTTATATTCATTGGCTTTTAGATTTTCCTCAATTCTATTCTCCAAAATTCCTTCTAGACGAGTTAACTCTGTATATTCTTTACTAAACTTGATAACACCAGAAGGTTCAATGCTCTTAATAGTATTTAAAATGTGTTCAATTTCTTTACTGGATGTATCTTTGTTCACTTTTGTTAAAAGTTGTAAAGGGATTGATTTAATATTAAAGTCTTTCTTAAGTTCTACAGGGTTTTCGCTTTCAAGTTTAGCAATGTAATCTGTCCAGTTTTTAGTTAATACTTCATGTACCGACTTCTCAAGTTTGTTCACATCAACTTTGCATAGTGTTGTTTCAATCGGAGACAGTGTTATTGTAGCTCCTTTTACGTATTCTTCTACATTGGAATGAATTTCTTTTAGGTTAAAATCTTCAATAGCCTTGTTTAACATTTGAATAACAACAACTATTCTTTTATACTCAGGTTTATAAATTACATCATTACCATATCTGCATAAAAGTACATCCTTCTCATTTTGAAGCTCACGTAATTTATTGTTAAATACTTCTAATCCGCACATACCTGTCATTCCTTTACTTCCTTTCATCTTTAAATTCCTCTTTTCTATTTTTATATTTCCTTTTATAAAATCAAAATATTATTTAATTTAGTTTTTCCATCATACGTTCTATTGATTTTGATATAATCTCATCTAAATTAGCAAACTGTACAGATTCACCATTTTCAATTAATTGATTCGATTTCCGATTTAAATAATCCCTTAATGCAGACATGGAATCAGTATTCAAATTTATTTCATGCTTACTATCGCTATCATACAATTTCAAATATTCTTCAATATTATTGCCATGTACCATACGCCATGTATGAATTGTCACTGATTCAGAGATATTGAGATTTGGGTTTTCTTCTAGTTTATTCTTAATAAATGTTTCATTTGATTTATAATCAATACATTCTGTCTCACCTTTTACAATTAAATTATTTAGCTTTTGATATTCATTACCTAATGTGTCAATATATCGATTATTTAAAAGTCTACCTTCTATATTTAAAGTGTGATTATTGATCAGACGCTCAATCTCGATTAAATTTAGTAAGTCCTTAGAGACTTTATCTACCTCACGTTTATTATCAGAAAGAACTGCGCATAAGTATAACTCATCTTTTAATTTTTTCTCAGCATCCTTAATGACTGTCAACGCTAATTCTTTAAATTCATTAATATCCTTCTCGTACTTCTTTGTTAAATAAGCATTATAAGCGCTTTGTAAGATTGTCATAATTGATTTTCTCCATTCTATTTTATGTATTTTTAAATAATATTGTCATTTTATCTAAATTCTATATTAGGAATATGATAATATAGTAATATTTTCACCATATTCCTAATATATTTATTACTTATTTTTCCTTTAACTCTAATTCGAAGCTATCTCCATTCTCGTCTACTGAAATTCTAAATACATGTGTGAATTCGCCGATACTTTCATTGCCTACGTTCATGTTGAATCCAGAAGCCAATGAAGCTTTACCAATTACTAATTTAAATGCGTGAGAAATTTCGCCTTCTCCTCCGTATAAATCTCCTTCAGCAATTAATTTAAACTTCTTTATACTCTTACTAGAATAAGCTGATTTAAATTTAATTTTTGTTGTCTTTGGAGTAAGCTCTTTTTCAAAATCTGATAGTCCATCTTCTTGTGTAACTTCACCAATAGCTTTAATTAAATCAATATTAAAATCTACAATATCAATAGCAAAATAAGAACCTTCTTGTTCGTTATGTACTAACTTACCTTTAGTCGCTGCATTCAACTTTGTTACAAATTTACCAGACTCATCAAATACCTTTAAATCCATTACGCCCATTAAAAAATTCTTCATATAATCATCCTACTTTCTTCTAATTGTATTTTTATATTTAGGTTTACGATTTTCAGTAAGCTTTTCAAACTTACCTTTCCATGTACTGATCACACGTTTAAGCTGCTTAATTTGTCTATTCTTATTAACGAGTTGTTTCTTGAGGTGATAGTTTTCTGCTTCTACCTTTTTATAATGTTCCCATACATTCTGTTCGGTTACTGTTTTCCCGTCTTGCATAAGAATCATCTCCATTATGTATTTTATTATATAAATTTATTTTGTTTTATTAAAATTACTCACATTAATTTTACCTGAACTGAACCTACTAGTGACCATTTTATGATTTACTGTCACTTTGTCTATCATTCCAATAAATTGATTGTCTGGAATATGACCTTCTAATTCGGGAATTTCCACTTCTTCAACTTTATATTTTACACTTTTTTCGAATACTCCAATTTATTTTATCAGGATGATCAGCAACGTATCTTTTCATTTTATCTTTTACAAATGTATCATGATTACTAACTATTGCTGAAATTTCATTGTATGTTTCACTATCAATAAAACTGATAATAGGATTATCCACAAGACCATTCTCAACTTTAATTAAAGAAATGTAAGTCCCATTATTACTAACTGGTATCGATACAGATGAGCCACCGTTACTTCTTTCGTGTTCTAATTTCAGACTGCCTTTCATCAACCCCCCCCCCACTTTTATGTATTTGATAATACTAATCTTTTATTTAATACAGTAAAAACCTAGGTTCATAGAATTCTTCTGATTTATATTCATTTTTCATGTTGTAGTCAACCGTTGACGGCATAATTCGATTCATGAAAAATTCAATCCTGTTGTCCTCACCAAATAATTGTTTATCAATAAATGAGTAATGAACTTTGTAGCCTCTAGCCGAATCAGTCATAGGTAATGCAATTAATGCTACTTCAAATCCATCTTTATCTACAATAACCTCACAATGATTTTTGTATCTACGTTCACTTATGACGTTTTCATAAATCTTTAATTTATCAATCAAATTAACAGCTTTATCAAAATTTATATAATAAATTCCTACTGTAATTGGACGACCTTTATCTACAATATGTGTATTTACGAAATTTAACATCGTCTTCACCCCTTTTTATAATAGTGGATTTTATAAAATTAATTTACACTCGCCATAATTTTATCAACCAGTTCATTTAATTCATCTTGAGTATCTACATCTACTGTGTTTTCAGCAATCTCCATTAGTTTTCCTGCTAACCCTACTAATATTTGATTCATTGTCATAATGATCTTCCTCCTAATATTTTTATAATATGCGTGTTTTATTTAATTCCATATTCATTAAACATTTCAATCAACTTGTCTACATCGTCAGTTGATGCCTCTTCAGTAATAACAAATCTATCAATATGTACTCCTGTACTTGATTCACCTTGACCATAATACTCATCGAATACATCAACCTTTAAACTTAAGTTTTCAGTGATTGGAATTAAATAAATGTCTGTTCCTTCTGATACAGGATAATCAAGGCGATGCTTATTGATATTGTTATCTTCCATGTACGAGTTAATTGACTCCATAACAATTTCGCCTTCATTTACATCGTAGTAGCTTTTCATTTTTGGTAATTTTTCTTTGTAATATGAAGACAATTCTTTATTTAAATCAGTTCTATTTCGTTCAACAACACTATTCATTGATACACATAGACCACTATTTTCAGCTTCTCGTACTAGTTGCCAATCTGACTTCATAATTTTAACCATAAACTTAATCCTCCGATTTTGTATGTATTTTTAAATTTAATCCTTCATTGAGATCATTGCAGGAAATAAGAATGCCCATAATGGCATCAAACTACCTGAAACAATCATGCCTACCGAAATTGTTAAACCTACAGCGATCCAAATTAATGCGTATGAAGTAGTAGCCCTCATTACATCACCTCACTTTATTAAATAAAAGATGAATATTATTTAACTTGAAATTTCATTCCTAGATCATAAATCGGACGAATATGTACAACTTCACAGTCTAACCATTTATCTACATCTAATTCATCTAAATACCCGTATAAATAAATGTTGTCATTCCTTGTAATTTCAATATATTGATCTTCTGTGATAAGCTTTAATATATCTCTAATTTTCATAAATACCTCCAACTTTTTATAATAGGTTTCTTTTATATAATTATGTATTTTCGTTATTAAATTTATGTAATTCTACACGTTCAAACGACTTACTATAATATTCCTCATCTTGCTCAATACAAATGTAATTACGGTTAGTATTAATACAGGCAATTGCAGTAGTACCTGATCCACTACAGTTATCTAGAACTAATTGATCTTCGTTTGTATATGTTTTAATTAACCATTCGAATAAATAAGAAGGCTTTTGCGTAGGATGTAGTTTGCCTGTTGAATTATGTACGCATTCAATGTATAGCATTTCATTTTCTAGCTCCCAATCCTTAGAGAAGTTAACTTCGTCCTCATAATCAATAACATCATCAATTGTTAACCAATCACTCTGTCTATCATCGTATTCCAACTTCTGCTTTCCGTAGTTAGTAGTTTGTGAATTGAACTTATTGCCAGATTTCACTTGATATGTTCGTGGAATCTTCTGTGGATTATATATAGGTGGTTTTTTATAAAACACCATTACATCCTCATAAGCCCCCATAGGCATTTTACGAGCATTTAGATTTCCTGTTTTTAAATTTTTACGCCAAATCATATTATATTTAAACATCTTAGGATTACTAGTAATCATCATCGACGTAAATGGTTGCTTACCTGTTAATACAATTGCTCCATTATCCTTAACTATACGTTTATACTCTTTCCACAAAGATTCAAATGGAATAATTTCATCCCACTTATTACGGGAAGTTGTTCCATAAGGTAAATCACATAAAACCATATCGATTGATTTGTCATCAATTGCCTTCATTAATTCAAGACAATCTCCATTATGTATTTTATTAATTTCTAGCATATAATTTCTCCTTTATATTCAGCATACTTTTCTAATAATTTATCAGTCGAGAACTTTAAATTTTTAACACTTTCTAATTTCAAATAATTATTTATATTGATGTTTAAAATCTTTGACATTTCTAAACTAGACAGTTGGTTAGCTATTTTAAATAGTAAAACTTCATTCACAGCATCATCCTCCATTTTTAATAATATTTAATTTTTATTAAAATTTATGTATTTTATAATTTATCTATTTTCTTCTTACTTGATTTCTTCTTAATTCCCATAAATTGATTAATGCGATCATTAGATAAATCAATGTAGAATTTTCTATCTAGATAGTCTGGTACTGATTTCCCTGTAACGTCACCATTGTCAATAAATACTTTTTCAGAAGTGTTTGAGAACTTAGCAGGATTAGCTCCAGATTTCTTCTTGAACAACCCACCATCTTCTTCTCTACTTGATGAAAATACACGAAACGTCTTGTCTTGCAATCTGTATCCACTATTCTCATCCCACATATTCTTTTTAGTAATTTTACCAGTGTTTTCATTTAATACTGGTTGTTTAGAGAAAGTACAATCTTTCCAAGCACCTTCATCATACGCTGATGTTACTTTTACTATTTTTTGGAAGTCGCGTAATAAGTTACATTCATTAATCGTTTCTTCTACAGGCTTATTATGTACAAAGTAGTCAACTACTGCTTTGTTGACAATTGGTAGATCATAATCTAAGTCGTTTAGATCTTTTACAAATGCTCCCTTACCTTTGTATTTTCCATTATCATCTATAACGATGTAATTATTAACATCTTTCTGTACCACCTTAGAATATTCTTCCCATTCTAAATCTAATCGTGTACGTGTTTCCCATTCCTTAGTTAATTCTTCTAATTTAGGAATTACAGATTTATCTTCTACATAAAAGAATATACCGTCAGTATTAATGTTAAATGGTTTACAATAAGGTTCAATCTTTTCAATCAAATCAGTTAAGAGTAATTGACCTGCTACACAGACTGAACGCATCATTCTTTTGTCGCATAATGGATTATATTGATCTCCGAAACACCCATACACTGAGTTTATGATAAGTTTTAATACAGCTTGAAGTGGATTCTTAGCTTTCTTGTAAACAATACGAGTATCTCTTATTTCTCTAAATTTACTATCATTTTCAACAGCTCTACTCATTAGTCCGTACTCTAATATCAGAGCAGGATAAAGTGACGCAACGTCTATCGAATAAATATAACCTTCATGATGGAAGTTTTTCAAAGCTCCATGAACTCCACCAAGTGCGTACACAGTTGGATTATCTGCGATGTCTATTTCAAACTCTACTTTACCAGTAGTATCAAATTCACCGTTTTTAATTGAATCGAACCATTCTTTTACTTGTATATATTTATCTAATTTGAGTGTGTCTGGATAAATAAAATCAAATTCATCATTCATTCCTTTTAACTTCTCAGCTTTTAATATCGAAGCTGTTAGTTGTGAAGATGTTTTAGATATCATATCAATTTTTTCATTAAACATTTCAATTAATGATACTTGAGATGTGAAATTACCTTTTGTTTTATCAAAAACTTTAATTAATTCTTTGACATCATGAATGCAGTATTTAATTAAATTTTTTTCCTCTTCTTCTGTCATTGGTCTATTTAAATCGAACGGTACATCTGACTCTTTAATCTCAGACCCCATGAATGCTTCTAATTGCTTCAAACTATTGAACTTGTTAGCTGAATCGAAATGTAATAATGGAATTTTGTAATGATCACGTACTAGCATTCCACCTTTAATTCCTTCTTCGATTAACTTTCTTGTTAAATAAGCAGGACAATATCCTAATAATAATCCTTTAAATATCCATTGGTCATAATTGCGTCCGTTGTAAGAAATGAAAATATCATTTTTACAAGCATTGTGAAATTGTCTTAATTCTTCAACATTATTTTTTATCAATTTACCTTTACCAGATTCATATTCAATGAATACTACGCACCAATAAGGTTTATTTGTTTTTGGGTAAATAGAATTTACTAATACTTCAAAGTCGAAAAATATTAACTTTCTTCCTTTCAATAGTTTACTCAAACTAAATACCTCCAATCATAGTTGATTTATATAATTATTACATTAAATCATCTAAATCAATCAAAACATCTTTCTTTGGAATAGCCATCTCATTTATGTATTTTTTTCTAAAGTGGCAGATTTGTCTATGTCCACATAAGTTATTACAGTAAAACGAGTCCTTTTCTAAATCTAAAGGTTTCCAATGGGACTCATTAGTTTGATCCTTGGATTGAATTTCCTCTATAGTTGAATTAACATACTCCTTTAACTCTTGAATTTTTTCTTCATCCACTTCATAAATAACATAACAATCCTCTATCCAATATTTATCTTTGATAAATTGAGGTAATTTATCAATATTATTAATTGTAATTGCTTCTTCAATTAAAATACTAACTTCTAAATCATCCATACCATCTTTTAACATTTCTTTTTCTAATGCTGATTTCATTTCCTTAACCCATTTACCACGATTACACATTTTATATTTCACTTTGCCATTTTTCTGCATATGACATACGTATAAATATTTAATCATACACCACTTTACTTCATTAATCTTAGCTGAAGTAGTGTCTTCAAGTCCTAATTTATACATCACTAATTGTCTTCCTGCATCTTGTAATTTCTTTTTACCAGAAAACTTTGATGACGTCTTCCAATCAATCACATTAACGTCTTTAATACCTTCTTCATTTTCAATTACTTGAATTGCATCTACATAACCTTGAATATAATGATCATCTATCTTAAAAACAATCAATTTCTCTAAAACAAACTTACCGTCTAATTTTTTAAAATTCTCAGTATAATGTTTAACATCTTTTACAAAGTTGTCTCTAATTAATTCAGAAGGAAAGTCTAGTCCAAGTAATTCATTTTCAGCCATCTGTATGTCGAAATCCTTTGAAAATGTAATCTTTACTTCTTTGTCACCTTTATAATACTTTTCAATCTTATCGTGGATAAATGTACCTGCTGAAGTATAACAGTTTTGCACACCTTTATTTTTTAATATGTATGAATTATAGTATTCAAATTGACAATTATGATAAGAGTTAATTCTTGATATTGACCATACTGTATGACCATCAGCACGCAATTGCTTTACTTTATCTTCTGCTTTTACCAACTAATCATCTCCTATATTTTAATCAAACAATGCTTAAGTAATCTTTTATAGTCTTCTTTTGGTAAGTCTACAGGACTCATCTTAGAGCCTTTAGGTAACCAAAGATTGTTTTTATCATATATGTACAGGACTTCATTTTTAAAATATCGATTCATCTTTAGTTTTTCACTAATAGATACGCTTACTTCTCTTGCCAAGCCTTCATCCATACCTACAATTATTTTTTCTGTAAATAAGGATTTGATGTTATTTGCCTGATAATCAGACAAGTTACTTCCACCCAAACCTAATCCTAATGGACTTCCCATCGAATCTAGAATCATTGGTGATTTTTCACTTTCGAAAACATGACATATCCCTTTATTTTGAATGCTTCTGTAATTCTCACTAAATCCAAATATAGTTTTACTTTTTGGAAATGGAATAATCGGAAACCATTTATTTTCAAATTCATTTACTTCTCTTTTATTTAATCTACCCATTACCCCACATAATTCACCTGACGTTGTACGCCATGCACATGTTATTCTATCAGTCATTACATCGTAACCAATTTTATATTTATCTTGAGTTTCAAATGATATTCCATCTTCATAAAACATTTTGATAGGTGTTCTAGCATATGGATCTAAAATAGATTCATCATATACTTCTAATTTCATACCATTATTCTCACGAAATCTTTGAATTTTTTTATAAAAACCACCAAAAGGTAGTTGGTATTCATCCTCTTCTACTTCCTCAAAACTAACAATTTTTGAAATAAACTCTATTGTTTTTGTGAAAGATAGTTTGGTTTTATCCTGTATCAATGTAATTAAATCACCATTAAGATTTGTACTAAAGCATGTTGCTTTAAGAGTTTCTTTATTTACTCTTACTGCTGTGGGGTTTTTCCCTTCCTCCCTAGCACACCGATACTCAATACCTCCACTGAAATTATCACTAATATCATGAAAACCTGCTTTTTCTAAAACTAATTCAATCAATTCTTCATTTACTTTTATGTAATTTTTAAGTGCGTGTACATTCATTTAAGCACCTCACCATTATGCACATCTATGCTGAACGTTGGTGTTTTACTGTACAGTAGCCAATCTCTCTCCAAACATTCCAAGCACCATCAAATTGATTTACTATACAAATTTCACCCTCGTCATTACGTGTTTTGTCTAAGAATAAAATTCTATATTTTTTTTCCACATCTAAAGTTATGTATTCTTTAATTTTAGTTAACTTACCTGTTATTGGGTCACGTTTAAATTTATATGGTCTAATATCATATTTTTCACCATTAAATTCATCATCCCAAATTGAACGCATAAGTATTAATTCTGAAACAACTTCTTTTACTGCTTTTGCTCCAGATAATGTAGTTGCATTTAAATATCTTGTACCTTCGGTATGTAAAGCTAACTGCATTGTGATAATCACACTAATATCTTCTTTCTCTGCAACTTGTAATAATTGCTTAGATGCCTCTACTAACTCACCTGTAGCATTGCTTGATGAAGCATCCTCACTTTTAAAAGTGTCATATAAAACATATCTATATCCTTGTTTAGCCATTTTACGTGCTATTCTTTTAACATCTTCAATACTATAGTCAAATATTTTAGCAAATTTAATTCGGTGATTGTAGTATGTCTCTTGGTACTCTTTAGCTTTATACAACATTTCTAATTCTTCTTCACTAAAATTCCCCATTTTTAATTTCTTACGAGTAATCTTAAAATAGTTCATTTTTTGAGTAAGGATGGTGATCAATAAAATATTTTTCCATGCTTTAATATTCATCTCATTTGCTATAATCACTATGTTTTCTCCTGCATCTAAAATAGGAAATACATATGTAGCCATACAATATGATGTTTTACCTGTACCAGAATATCCTGCATATACTTGAACATTTGATTTATGTAAACCAAGAGTATGATAATTCATTAATGGTGCAGTTGATGAATAACTAAGTCCTTTTCCAGTACCTGCATGACACTCTAAAATGAATTCTTCATCAATGGATAAATCTTCAATTTTCACTCCTGCACCACGATTAAGAAATACATTATCTAGTTGATATTCAAAGTAATCATATAATTGAGAAGTATTCATTTTATTGAATTTTTTAATCTCATTTACTACATTGAAACCTTTATCATGTAATTTCATGAGCATGTTATTCTTAACTAGTGAATCAAAATATGTATCTATATTATCTTCATTTAAAACTGCCCTCATATTGTCAACTTCTTGTATTCCACCTCGTCTAATAAACCCTTCCATCAAAACTTCATTAGTGTGGATAAAGGAGTGAATACTTGCATCATCAAATGATTTATATCCAATACCATACATTTCTTTCCCTAAAGAATAAAAGAATTTACCATCTGGTAACATTAAATCTTTACTTGGATTTATCTCATCTACATAATCATCGTATAATTCTGGATTCTTCCACAATGACATAACAAATGACATTTCCAACGATTCTCTTACATCTGTTATTTCTTTAGGATAATCGCTCAATTGTTTAACTTGTTCAAGGATCATTAATAATCCCCCTCATCTAAGAATTCTATGATTCCATTATTCTTTGGTAAATTTACGCCTACATTTTCAATCAGTAAATCATCCATAATTTCAGATTCAATTACATGAGATTGTTGTTTTTGTTCCAGTTGCTTTCTGTGTTTCCATAGTCGATATGAGTCATTAATGTTCTTCTCAATGATAAGCATTATGTAATTGACTATATGTTTTTCATCTTCAAACTCTTTTTTTGATATATAATTTTGAAGATAATTCGTCAATGACTCTACACATAGTTTGATTACCTCAAAATCATAATTTTCATTTAGTTTACGGAGACGCTTTTTCAAATTTGGTGGAATAAGTTGATTCATTTCATAATTTAAAATTTCTATAGCAATATATACATACAGCTTGTTAAAGTTATCAGTTATTAGTTTCTCCTTTTGCTCCTTAATATTGAGTTGTTTCAAATAATCTTGATATAATTTATATTCACTTTCATCACAAGTGTAAGAGAATTTACTATTTTCACTTACTTTAAATGCAAACATCTCGTTATTCTTTTTTTCAGTTTTACACCATTTACATTTAACTGAATATGCCATATTTCACCTCTGGTCGTTATTGTAGTTAAAAATATAAGGAGAATGAATATAAAATCCACTCTCCGATATTTATTTTATGTATTTATTCTTTTACTTCTGATTTAATTAATAATTCAACAGCTTTTTGTAATTCTGAAGTTACTGCATCTTCTGGAGATCCAAGTTTAATATCATTAGCATTAAGAATTTCTTTTACTTTTGCCTTTGTTTCTGCATCAGTTTTAGGGAATTTTTCTTTTACAATTTCAGCTAGTTTTACATTTTCAACTGAATCTACACCTTTAGATTCCTCAGCCTTTTGTTCAGCAATTACTTCTCGTTCTTTAACTTCAATTTCTTTTTTCTCTAAAATCTCAGTTTCAGTTTTTCCACTAGCTGATTTAATGGCATTTTCAATTGCACCAAGATAGTTGTCTGCTGACAATTCCACCTTGTCTACGATATCTGCAAATCGTGCTCCACAGTCAACATTGAAATTGTCATCTCGGAAGTGAATCCAACGAGTAATACCGCCTAATGATCCTACCTTTTTACCATTAACTTCTTCTACATCAATGACATCCTTATCAATAGAAATTGTCGCAATAATATCAGCCTTATCTGCAATAACACTATCGAAATCAAATGGTAAAGATGTAGTTAATTGTTGATATGCCTCAGCCATTCCTTTTTCATTAACATCACGTAATTTAGTATGTCCAATACAGAATAGACCGTATGAACCTTTTAATTTTGCAACTTGCTCACGAACTAATTCTTTTACTTTTGCTCTACCTGCACCATATCCTTTTAATGCGCTATTTAATGATTCACAGACCTCATTGTATTTTTTCTTATGTAATCGGAAAACCTCTTCTGTAGCAATCTGAAATAGTTCATCTACAGTATCTAATGCGATAAATGTAAATTCATTTTCTTTAGGATTCTCAACTAATTCATCCACAATCTCAACGAAATCACTCCATGTTGGAGCTTTAGCTACAACTAATCCATTCAAAGCTTTATAGCCATCCTCATCACCTAATGAAATAAGAAGTCCTTTATTCATGTTTCCATTTCCGATCTTCTTAATTAATTCTTTAAATAATGTTGATTTACCGACCTTTTTTAAGCCTCGTACATAATGCATATAACTTGCGATATCAACCTTAACTTCGTTTGTAGACCATAGTGCCATAAATAAATCATCCTTTTCTCTTATTATTTTTTATACTTAGTGGGACAGATAAATTTACTATCCCACATTTAAATTTCATATTTATTATCTTTAAAGTGAAACTTATAATAAATCCTCTAACTCATCAAATACAATTGATTCTTCAACCTTAGTGACAGACTCGTTTTCTTTAGGTTTAGGTGGTTGATTAGTTTCTGGTACTACAAAAGTTAAATCTTCAACTTCATACGTAGACTCAATTACTCCATCAGAGAAGTCATTACTATCATTGAATCTTTTAATCAAAGGTAATGTTACTCTGAACTCTTCAATAGTCTCACCCAACATACCGCCTTTAGGTTTAAAATCATCTATTTTATTAATACCTAACTCAATACACTCTTTTTGAAGAGGTGTTAAATCTTTTTCTGTAAACTCAACCTCATCCGCACCTCTGAAATATTTACCTTCAAAAGCCATATGGTAGACATTTTTATTTGATTTACCACTTAGCATTTTCTTGATCAATTCTACTCGACCAACATGTTTTGGATTATCTAAATCTAACTTAGAAGCATTCAAAACTGTCTGTTGTGGAAAGAATACATCTTTCTTCTGCGCATTATCACGAGATAAAATATATGTATCGAAACGAATTACTTTTTCTTTTGCGAAATCTACTTCATCAATTGCCCCTTTTGTAAAGAATAAGTCTAAATTCAAACCTAATTTATTACGCTCTTCATCAGAAACTAATTCAATATAAGAAGGTGTAAAATTAGTGTAAAATTTTTCATTCCAATACGACTTTTCAATATTCCCTTTTACTCTAAATTTTCGACCTTTATACTCTTCTAGTTTCGACATGAAGAATTGGATTGCATCATATGTATTAATGAATTCTTTACGCTCAGGTAGTATATTACGTGCTTTATCATATAACTCTAATAGCTTATCTTTATCTTCTTGTGTAGGATTTTCCTTTGTTTCTAAATTATAAATTTCACGCTTTGTATTATAAAATTCATCCTTAGATACTCCTACTGGTGTTAAATCGATAATTGTTTTACGATAATCTGGAACACTGTCTACAATTGAAGGCTTTAATCGATCTTCCCACGGTACTTGAACATTATTACTTGTTGGTTCACCAAACAATCCCTTAGTTCCTGTATATGCGATATTAGGTTTACCATTACCAACATTTAACCCTGCCTCTAAAGATACGAATCCTTTATTTGTTTTAGATTCAATAATTGCAAATGAAAAATTATGTTTATTCCAACCTGAATCAAATGGTTTAACTTTTAAAGGTTCTTTTGCAAATCCTAATTCTCCTGTAAACTCAAAAGTATTGTACATACGTGCCATATAAATAAATCTCTCCGTTTCAATTATGTATTTTATCATTTAACTATCGAACCGATCACAATGTACCTAACTAAAGTTTAAATAATATTAGGATTTTATTGAGAACATTTGATGAGTTGAGAACATGCGTTATTTTATATTTACCTAACAATAGATAAATTTTAATTATTTACATCGCTCATGGTTCGATAGTTTGTCTAGATTACTTCTTTTTACTTTTATTCTTTTTGCGTAAAGCCCTAGCTTGTTTCAAAGCTTCAAGAGTGATCCATCCACCATCTATTTTACTATAAGTTATAAGGGTAAGTGGATAGTCAAATTTGTAATGATACATCTTTTCTTTAAGCAAGAAAAGTGGTTGAGTCATTCCTTTTACATCAATTATTTCTATACTGTCATCATTATGTATAACTTTAAAATCTGCTTTATATGTAATTGCTCGAAACTTCTTACCATCCTTTTCAAATTTGGACTGTAATTCAAAAGATGGTTGTAAAGTAAATCCTTTTATCTTACCTTGTATACGTTGCTGCTTTAAGTATAAGTAGTAATCACGTTCCATTTTTGATGCAAACTTAATACCGTCTTCAACTACCGATTTTGCACCATATTTAGTCATAAGCATCGTACCATATTGGTTTTATTTCTTTTAAATCACTGTGAGATGATCCTCTTTTTATAGAACTAACCATGCTTTGGGTGATATTGTATCTTATACCGATTTCCGATTGGGTTAATTTTGTGTTTAAAGTTAACCATCTCACTTCAGAAACTTCGATATCTGATAATTTAACTTTAAATTTAGTGTTAGGTAACCCATCTCTTCTCACACCACGCTTCAATGGTGTAATTAGCTTTTCACCTCTGTCACCTACGTTATACCTATGTTGAATGCATACCAATTTAAATCCGTACTTTTTAGCAACTTGAGCTAAGGTTAACTCTTCACCATTTATGATTGTCTTAACACTATTTCTTTTGTTATTATCTTGTTCTTCTCTGGTACTCCATCTGCAATTAGACGGTTCGTAATTTCCTTCTGGATTTTTCCTGTCTATTGACAATCCTTCTTTGTATCCGTTATCCATAGACCAAATATAGAAATTCATAAAATCATCTTCCCAAACTTGACAGACTCTAACTCCTTTTGCTCCATAGAACTCATAGTTGGTCGATTTTTCGTTATTACATCTTTGAATCATATCTGCCCATTTTCTATAAATTTTCGTATTACTTAATCCATGATTTTTCTTTGTACCATACTTTGTCAATCAGCTTCACCTTCATCGATATCTTCATCGTCTACAATTTCTACACCCTTTACTTTCTTTCTTCCTCTCCCCTTGGCAGATTCCCCTAGATCAACAGTAATATGTTCTGTAAGATGTTCTGAGACCTCTTTTGCTACCTTATCAATATGTACAAGTGCTTTGTTAATTGCTTCTTTCAAATCTTCAACTTGACTTAAATCTTGTTCGCTTAGATTCTCTAGAAATTCTTTTTCAATGAGTCGTTTACCTAAGGTATTTAGATTTCCAAAGTAGCTTGCATTTGTTTTGTTAAAAGCAAATTCACCACTACCTTCAGCATTTTTACCTCTAGACATTTTCTTCTCATACTTATTCATTAATGCAAAGTTTAATTTATCAACTGCAATCCTGTGTTGAGAAGTAATTTGTACTTCATTTTTCTCTAATGGAGGTTCTAACATTATATCACCCTTTTATGTATTTTTATTTATAATTTCATTTCTCATAAAATGTAATTCTAGTAGCAGCTTTTTGATTGTCTTACTACACCAAACAGCATTTTCACGATTGAATTCTGTTTGATCACTTATGTAATCCAATTCGTTTAAAATTCTCAACTTCTTCTTCATAAGTCAATCTACTGACCATTGTCCTCACTCCCTTTCATATCGTATAGCCTTATTATAACATCTACTTTTTATATTTCAAGTAATTTTATGTATTTATTTATTTAATTTTTTAAGATCAGATATTAACCTCATCTAGTTCATTTTAAAAAATTGATCAGAATTGTTTAAATGAATTTCCAGATTTGATCCCTTCCTTTATATCATTATTATAATCAAACCATCTTTCTTCTCTGTAACTTCTACTTTTTGATTCTTCTTCGTAAAGTTCTAAGACTAGTGCTTCATGTTCCTTACATGCTTCAACATTACTATTTATCACAAAATTTTCGCATTCACCAAAACAGCATTTGTTCAATAAAACAATCCTCCTTTGTGGAACCAGATAAGTATTACGGGGTTGAAATAATTTCATAGTAAGGAATTAGTGTTTTTTGTTGTTTCATCTTGATTAAGGATCAGTTCTTTAAAATCCTTATAAATTTTATCCAAGAAATCTTCCTCCAATTTTTATAAAATGTGATTATTATTGTAACTTTAATAATTGGGAGTAATAATTACATCTGGTATCATGCCTTCATATTCTTCAATGATTTTTCTATAAGTTGTTACTTCTTTATTATTGAAGTCCTCATCATTTAAATAAAACTCTAGATTCATACCTTCTTTGCTAACTTCTTTAATCCTAATTCCATCTAAACCCATTTCGTCAATTAAAATATCATCATGAAAATTGTTGAAATAGTGATTGATTGCTTGCCTAGTGAATTCTGCTAATACTACATCTTTACCTTCTGAATGATAAAACTCATAAACTTTAATATTGCTCTTGTCGATATTTTTCATTTAAAATCTCTCCTTTTATAGTTTTATAAAAGCAGAATATTACTTAAAAAATCTCTAACTCTTTAAGAATACCCTTCAACACGTCATATTCACCATTAGCAATCAATAAAACTGATTCAATCATTTCCTTATCGCAGGTAATTCCTAATGCAAATAATTGATCTGAGATATCTTGTAACTGATTGTGATCAATCACCCATCCACCATTACTTAATGATTTGTCTTCATTTTCATATTTTATTTCAATCATGATAGTCACCTCCTATTTTTTATAATACGTGTATTTTATTGAGTTTAATTTATGTATTTTTATTTATTAATAACTAATTCATATCCAAACCATCTGAAAATGTAGTAATATCTAGTGTTTTCTAGCCTCGGTGTACAACTGTATAGAAATCCTTTTAATTTCAACATATTCACCTCATTTCAATAAAATCGTACTATTATTTAATCTTCTTTCAACAATTCTTCAAGAGTATGATTATCAATATAATCCTTAGCTATTGATTCCAACTTCTCGTATTCGGAACGCCATTCACTGACCTGCTGCTTCAAACTAATTGTTTCATCTAATAATTTACGTAAATACCAAGTATCTTGTCTAGCTTCATTCAAATTACCATCAACATAAATCTCTACATCTGTGGAAGATTCAGCTTGTTTATATTTAACTTTAAAATCATTTACCTTGATTAAGATACTGTCCATCGAATTACATCTCTCCTTTTTCATAAAAGTGAATTATTATTTAATATTCCATTGTTTAAGATTGCTTGTATCAAAGTAGTTCCATTTAGTATTACTCAACATCAAATCTAACGTATATTTAGATTCTTCCTCTGTCATATTTGGATTAACTTTCATCCATGTATCAATTAGTAAATTGTTATCTGTCTGGTGCAGCATAGCCATTTTACGAATCATGAGTAACTCTTTATCACTAAATTTCAACTTAATATTGGTCTTAGCTGTGTTTATCAACTTCATAGCAATATCTCTAATTCTATTTTCCTCAGAATAAGTGAATTTATAACTCATCTTGTCACCCTTTCGTAATACTATTTCACTCCATTACTTTTCTGTAATCTGGATTTACTCTTTCAATTACTTCTTTACATTTTCGTAAGAAGAAAATTGTGGGTTCTTGATTTTCAATTCCTTTGTACCATGCTTCATGTAACTGCTGATATTTAATTGCTAAATCCATCATGTAATCCATCTCTTCAATTGAAACATGAGTGAAATTTGAAAAACTTTCCGCATCTTTAAAGATTAATTTTTCAACCTCTAATGGAGTGTACTTTAACTCTTCCATATTTATGCTCCTTAATCGTTTTATTTGAAAATGATCAATGCGAAATGCTAACATGAATGTGATATAAGTTGTAAAGGATTGATTATGTATGACTGAAAAACTTAATACAAATACAGTTAATTGTGATGAACATCTAGCATTGAAAAACCTGTTCAATGAAATTTCTGATGATGAATTAGAAATCGCTAAGAAATATATTGAAGCACTAGCACATCTTAATAAGAAGTCTGAGGATAAACCTAAAGGATGATTTCATCCTTTTTTTATTTCTTATAATATAATTCTTTTATTTAACCCTAAGAGACAATTTCACCACTTGAATAATGATATATGTATTCACGAACATGTTCTTTAAACAATAGAACTGTATATCTCACTGTACTTACACTAACTCCTATTAAGGGAGCGACTTCATTTGTTGTAATTTCCCTGAACATTAATGGGATCAAGTATGGATGGTACTTATCAATAACCCATGTTTTTGCGTATTCAATTGCATTATGTAAGTATATGAAATCTTTATTATGTAAAACATCTTTATTTGATGCGTCTAAAATGTCAATCAGCTTACTACCTTCATTATCTAAAACGTTCGCATCTAGATATGAAAATGTAAAATCTGATGAATCCCTTTTCTTTCTTGTTGCTGCCTTTATACTTTTAATTACTTCATTTCTCATTATTGAGTAACAATATGTAGAAAATTTACAATTCCTAGTTGAAGAATATGTTTGTGCAGCTCTAGAAAAAGCATAATTGCAATCACTCTTTATGTCTTCTGAAGTAATTACTTTTGAACTCTTAAAAAGCTTTTTAACCTCAAAAACTAAACCTATATTTCGCATGTATAACTCATCGAACGCTAACTCGTTATTGTCATTTTTATATAATTCTACTAATTCTTCATTTGTTAGTTTTTCCATCCTTTTTCCTCTATGTATAATATTTTGATAAGTCTCACTTGCAAGAGCACCTATTTCAGTATAAGCACTCTTGCTACAATCGACTTTTTATTTCTGCTTCCAGATGCATTCATTAATTGATTCAGCCTCATTTTCAACACTGTACCACTCATTAGCTATATCAAGATTAATTTTAGCCATTTCCTGATACCCTATTTCCATCTGCTTGATCATTGCTTCTCTAAGCTTGTCCTGTATTCTGGAATCTTCACTTAACTGCTTTATTTCTTCAAACATACCACCCATCTCCATTCATTATTATGTATTTATTTCATTAGTCACCGACAATTTGCTACATAACAACTTCACTACTGATCGAGAATGGATCTACATTCCTTTATTTCTACTAGAATATGTATATCTTACTATATTAAGTTTAAATAATAAATAGTTTTATGTATTTATTTATATAAAATTCCACTATTATTTAATATCAATAATTACTTAGCTTTCTAAATAAGAAATACTTTTCCCTTTTAATTTTGCATACTCTATTTCCCTTGCGGTACTGCTACCTATGTATCCATCAACATTAATTACAAAAATCTCATCAGCTAAATCAATCTTTTTTAGATGTATTAAATCCAATTCGGTCTTTTCTTCAAATGATAAATCGATTCCTTTTGAATGACCAAAAACGTCAACCGATATGACAACATTACCTGTCATTGTTAATCTTTCATTTGCATCCTCAAATTCTTTTTGAAACTTTGTACTACCACATAATGTAATGACTTTAAATTTGTCTCTGTGACATTTACATGGGAATTTATAAATTACTTCATTACATCTAGGACATGTCCCTAATCGTATATCCATCATTGACTCTCCTTTTTTTCATTTCATAATCTAGTTAATTTCTACTAAAATCTTATTCTATAATTTAATTTTATTAGCCATTTTCTACAATATTTACTACTGTTCCTGAGCCACCTACATAGAGGTTTTCAGAATCCCATCGTTCTCCACATACTGCACAACATGCTAATTCTTTATTGCTTTCTACTATAGTTAAGTTGTTGCATTTATTGCAACCATAAATTTCCACTTCTATTTCTCCCAATGTTCCTCACCTCATTCATAGTAATTTTCATATGATCCTTATGTTTATATTTTTCTTCTATTTCAATAATAGAGTGGTATTATTGAAATATTAATATATTATGCTTTAATTACTTTACCTTTATATAGATTAAATGCTTGAAATGTATCTCGATATTTTCTAGACAACTCACGCTCACCATTAGTTAATAACATTTCTAATTTTTGAGGATTTCCTTCCACAGTAAAGTTAGCGAATTCTTCAAACAGCATAGTAGTCGATGCTAAGATTTCATCTTTCTTATCGATCACAGTGTATACGCAGCCACAATCAGAACCTGCAAATACATATCGTAATCCTACATGACGTACTACATAATCAAATTCATCATTAGGAAATCGAATAGTATCACCATTTTTCAAACTATGTAACACATGTTTATTTTTATTCATAATATAATCTCCTTTTATGTATATGCATTATTTTAAGCTTTCTTTTTTGTTATATTACCACGCTTAACCTTCTTAGATGCCTTCATATCTCTACTTCTACTACCGTATGGAGTACGATCTGGATTTCCTAAATAACCAAAACGTTTACGTTTAAAATCCAACTTTTCTGCCACACCAATTATTTTGTCAAACTTAAGTTTGTCCTTCGCATACTGCAAAGCAGATTCCTTACATGTTGACTTTACATTCATGTTATATTCCTCACCATTTAATTCTAGCGAAACTATGTATTGATTCAT